TCCAGTCTGCAAATGGCCCTGCATGCAAGGCCATTCACGCACGGGTTGGCGGCTTAAATGCCGGTGTTGGTGTCGGTGCTGGTGTCGGTGTTGGTTGCGCCTGTATCGGCTGCGTCAGCGCCTGTATCACCAGCGCCCGCGTCTGTATCGCCTGCGCCTGCGCCTGCGCCTGCGTCTGCAGCAGGCTTGGCAGCGCTGCGGCCTTTGCTGGTCCAGCCTTCTTTGGTGGACACGTCGATCAGGTCTTGGTCTTCGGTTTCGATGGTCTGGCCTGCCTCGTAGGCCACGACGGTCACCCCTTTGTGTGCCCAGCTGAAGGGCTTTTTCACGGTCAATTTCATGGGGGGCTCCGGTTATAAAAAAGGCCCCATCAGGTGGGGCCTTTTTCAGGGTTTCAGGGGTTGATCAGGATGCTGCGACCTTGAGCAACTTGATGGCTTGCGTGTTGCGCAAGATGCCGCCCACGCGCTTGCGCACGTAGAACTTGACGAAGCCAGGCGTGGTGATCTCGTCGCGTGTCATGCGCATGCCCACGCGGTCGGCGATCAGGTAGCCCTGGGCAAAGTCGCCAAAGGCCAGTGGGAAGCTGTTGGCGGCCACGGCTGGCATGTCTTCGGCTTCAGTGATGCCGTAGCCCAAAAAGGTGGCGGGCTGGCCAGCCGTCAAAGCGGGTTGCCACAGGTACTGGCCTGTGCTGTCTTTGTATTTGCGCATGGCGGCCATCACAAGCTTGGCGGTGAGCCAGCGGGCGTTGCTGCGATAACGTGCACGCACGCCATAAACCATGTCGGTGAACACGTCAGGGTTGGATGGCAGGGCAGCGGCTTGGCCCGATGCAAAGTACTGCAGCGTGCCAAATGCGCGGGTGGCGTCGGCTGTGGCCACGGGCGCAGGGCCGGCCAAGAAGCCGGTGGGCTTTTTGGTGCCGTTGCCGCCGATGAAGGCAGCACCTTCGCCGGTGGCGATGGCTTCGACGGCGCTTTCGATCAGCCAGGCCTCGACGTTGAAGAACAGGTCGTCGAGCGATTCTTCTGTCGCTTGCGGCTTGGCGCTGGCCATGCCGAAGGTGGGGATGATTTCGGCCAGGTTGGGCGTGTTGGTCTGGTTGCGGGCGTCAGTCTCGCCCAGCCATTCAAAGGTAGCGCCGCCAACGTCAAACAGTTCTTTGTAGTCGGTGCTGCCTACTTGGCGCACGGTGGCGATTTGACGGATCGGGGAGATGTCTGTCGCCAAGCGGTTGATGGTGTTTTCGACGATGGAGGGCAGCGCGAAGCCGCCTGCAGCGCCTGTGCTGGTGACCACTTGCGCAGCGCGGCTCTCGGGCACGCCTTGCGCCTTGAGTTCTTGCACGCGGCGGTCGTCGCGGGCTTTTTGGGCGACCATGAGGGCATTTTTGGTTTCTTGGTCTTGCGGGGCGCGCACCCAGTTCACAAAGGCGTTGCGGTGGTCCACGTCTTCACGCGAGCCGCCTTCTTTCAGGGCGTCATGGATCACACCAGGGCGGGCCAGCTTGGCTTCGAGTTTTTCGAGTCGGCCTTTGGCTTCGTTCAGGCCGTCGATGTGGCTGTCCATCTTGGCCAGTTTGGCGTCCATGTCGGCGGTGCTGCTGCCGGTCTTGATCGCTTCGATGCGCTGGTCGTTGGTCTTTTTGTACTCGTCAAACGCGATGGCGATCTTGTCGATCGCTTCGCCCACGGATTTGATGGAAGGGTCTTCGCGGCGCTCGTAAGCGGCGGCCGCAAAGCTGGTGGCTTTGAGCTGGAAGGCGGCAAAGTGCAGGGCCATGGTGGCCAGGAGGGATTTCGATTTCATGATCAGGGTTCCTTGGTGTTTCAGGGTTTGGACAGGTTTTCCAGCAGCCGTTGGGCTGCTTTGAGGGCTTTGGCGGTCGAGTCGGCAGAATCGCTCCGCTCCTCTCCCATCCGCATGACGCGACTGACAAATGCAGTCGCATCGGCTTTGCTGAAGCCTGCATCGCGCAGGATTCGCTCGGCATCTTTGGGGGCCGACAGTTCATCGGCCGATTTGACGTTTGTGACGCGGCTTTTGCCGTTGGCCGGGAAGGTGACCAGGGACACTTCCCACAAATCCACCGCGTTGAGCGTGCGAATTTCGGTGTCGCGGTCGTAGGCCCATTCTTTGCTGACAAAGCCGATGCTCAGGCCGTTGACCGCGCCCATTTTGAGCAGTGCGTGGGCTTCTTTGCCTTGGGTCACTTCCAGGGCCAGCTGGCCTTTCACGCGCAGGCCTTTGGCGTCTTCCACCATTTCGGTCCACACGCCAATCGGGGCGCTGGCCCCGTGCTGCCAGAGCATGGCTGGCATGGTGCCTGCAGCTTTGTGGTCGGCCAGTGATTTGGCAAAGGCCCCGGCGGCGACCACATCGTCATAGCTGTCGGGCACGCCAAACACGGAGCCGTAGCCTTCAATGACGCCTTCGTCGCTGACGGCTTTGACTTGCAGCGCAAAGCTGCGCACTTCGCGGGCCCCGGCGCTTTTGCGCTCGGGTGCGCCGGGCATGGCGGCGCGTTGTTCGGGGCGGCGGGGTTGTTTACGGGGTTGGATCTGCATTGGGGTCTGCCGCTGGTGCGGTTCCGGTCATGTTCATGGGGGTCAGGGGGTCGTCAAGGCCTGGCAGGGGGTCTTTGCCCTCTTCTTCGCGCAGCTCGTTACGGGTGTAGATGCCCATTTCGGCCATGGTGCGGTTCCACTGCGAGCGGTCTTTCATGGCCCCGGCGCGCATGTAGCGGGTGTCAAACTTGGCTTCAAGCGGGCCTTGGCCGTCGAGCAAAAATTCGTCGATGCGCTGCGTCCAGCATTCATGCCAGGGTGCCAGCGTGTGTACCAGGTGCGCTGAAAAAAAGCTCTCAGAGCTGGCAAAGGTGCTGGTTTTGTCGCTGTGGCCGATCATGATCGGGAAGACGCCAAAGGCCCTGCAGACTTCTTCGATTTGCAGGCGGCGGGTCTCTATGCTTTGGGCGTCGGTGTTTTTCATGGCCATGTCGAGCCACCTGGCCGACCGGTCCAGAATCAGCGGCGTGCCCGAATTGGCCACCCCTTGGCGCTTTTTGATCCAGCCGTCCAGCCGGGTGTGTTGTTCTGGGGTCAAGTTGCCTTCGACCGAATACGCACCGGTCGGGCGCATGCCGTTTTTGTGGATGGCCTCTTGGCTTTTTTCGCTGGCCAGGGCCAAGCCGATGGCACTGGCCGCCAGCTGCACAGAGTTGAGGTTTTTGCACCACTCCCACTGCATGTTGGGCAGCTCAAACACGTCGTCGGAACCAAAGTTGCCGATCAGCCCGAATTCGTCGTACACGTCATACACCACCTCATACCGACTCACGCGGCGCTTGTGCCAGTTGCCGGGTGCGACGGGGATCAGTTCGCGCAGGCGGTTGTTGTCGTTTTTGACCTTGATGCTCAGGCCTGCACCGGTCAGCGCGGCGTGCAGCGTCATCATCTTGCGCCACTCGTAGCTGGTTTGCCACTCGTTGGGGCGGCGGGTCAGCAGGCGGTGCTCGGGGATGTTGGTGGCGTTTTCGCGGGTGCCGTCTTTCAGCTCACGGATGATCTTGAGCTTGGGCGTGGCGCAACCCTTGGCGATCACATCGACGCAGGCCAGCACAGTGGCCACCTTGAGCGCGGTTTTGTCGTTGATGGCAAAGCCCGCGATCACGGACGAACCACCCATACCACCGCTGTCGATCATTTCCATGATCTGCTCGATGGTCAGCGACGGGGCAGATTTGCGGCCCAACAGTCGGTCTAGGAATTTCACTCTTCGGCGTCCCAATAAGAGGTTTCTTGGCCATCGTTGCCAAGGGCTCGACCCAGCGCCATGAGCATGGCGATCGGGCCGTCGATTTTGTTTTCGGGGCGTTCTTTGGTGGGGCTCATCAGCTCGTTGAACTTGCTGACTTTCACCACCAGGTTGGAGACCATCCACGACATGACGGGGTTGCCGTCGTGCACCAGTTTTTTCTCAAGCACCAGGTTTTCCACCTGGATCAGCGCGGGCGTGAAGAACATGGCCCGCTGCGTGATTTCCACCAGCGGCAGGCCTTCTTCGATCAGCTTGCCGGCAAAGTACATCGACAGCGCCGGGTCATAGGCGATCTCTTGCACGTTAAACATGCCGCACAAGCTGCGCAGGTCTTCGGCCACCACGTCAAAGTCGGTCAGGTCGCCATCGGTCACCTGCACGTAGTCTTGACGGGCCCAGCCGGTCAGGTGGGCGTTGCCGCTTTCTTGAATGGCCAGCTCGTTGAGGTACAGCTTGGTGCACACGTGCCACTTGCGAACCGGCTCATAAACACCGTCGGGTCCAGCTTCCAAAACGTCATGCTCAAAGACCAGCGACAGCGCCGCAAAGTCTTTCTTTTGCGCCAAGTCCAGCCCGATGTAGGCCCTGGCCCCGGCAAAGCTGGGCAGGTCGCGCAAGCGCACATCGGCGCAGCGCTCCCACGCCCGCATGTCCATCCAGGCACTCTCGCCGGACACCCAGACGTTCAGGCGCTTGGTCAAAAAGTTGTTCAGGGCTGAGGGCATGGCCTCGGCCTTGCGACTGGCGCTCGCCATGTCGTCCATCAGCACCGACTTGCCCCAATTGGGGTTGGCCTTGGCCCAGGTGGCCGGGTCGTGCGGGTCGTCGTTTTCGTCCAGCGTGTACACGATGCCGAACATGGTCGGGTCGTCGATCACGCCGTCCAGAATCTTGGTCACGTGCGTGCGGCGCTCGTAGCAAATGCCGCTGCGGTCGGTGCCTGCGGTGGTGATGTTCCACAGCAGCGACTGCTCACGCGCACCGCGGGCGGTGTCGATCACGTCGTACACGGCGCGGGTCTTGTGCGCGTGCAGCTCATCGATGACCGCGAAGTGCACGTTCAGTCCGTCGAGCGTGCTGCCTTCAGCCGACAGGGGCAGAAACTTGCTGGCCCGGTGCGCCACCGTGATGCTGTGCTGCATGATGGCCACGCCCAAGTAGGTGCGCAGGTCAGGCGTGCGCTCAGCCATGGCGCGGGCATCGTCAAACACGATGCGGGCTTGGTCCTTGGTGGTGGCCGCGCTGTAAACCTCGGCCCCGTGCTCACCGTCAGCCGACAGCATGAACAGCGCCAGGCCGCTTGACAGCGTGGACTTGGCGTTCTTGCGGGGCACTTCCACATAGCCCTCGCGATACCGGCGCAGGCCTGTTATGTGGTGCACCCAGCCAAACACGGCGGTCATGATGAAGCACTGCCACGGCTCCAGCTCAATCAGGCGGCGTTCCCTCGCCCACTTGCCCTTAATGTGGGGCAGCAGTTCGATGAACTCACACGGCCGCGAGGCCAAATCATCATCAAAAACCCACGGCCAGTCGTCCGACCGTTCGCGTGCCAGGTCGTC